CTTAAATGTTTTTCGTCAGCTACGACTTCGTCAGCACTGATCGGGTCCAGTTCGTGATCAGTCATTTAACCTCCTCTAATGATTCGTCTAAACGTTCTAAGAAATAAACTAAATCATGTATCAAATCTTCTAATGTATTGTCATTATCCGTTCCACCATGCACTCTTTTAATATCTCCCAAAGAATGTGATTCAATAGTTTTTCTTATGTCATACGCATTGAATAATGCGTTGCTTGTTTCATTACTTAGATTTTTCATTAGCACGACTCCCAATAAACATCACACGCTTCACCTTTAGTTTTAAACCAAGTAGCACCGTCATCTGTCGATAAAACCCAACCATAGTTTCGTGGCTCTCCATTTGGTTTCTCGAATATGTAAAAACCAATATAAGGAAAACCACCGCTATTAGGTTTCCATTCATCTACGGCTTTTCTGTATTTCTCAAACCCTTTACGATTATATTCTTTGCAAGTTATTATTTCAGTCATTAGACATCTCCTCACCATCTTCACTTTCGTAATATACAAAATACGCACTAGACTCGTACGTATTGCCAAAATTATCGGTAGCAACTACGCTTGTTATTTTAATATCTTCTTTGTTCGGTATGAGAATATCCTCTAAACCCATTCTCATATACCCTGATCCAGTCACCACCCAGTTTATATCTTCGGTTTCATACTCAACAATCTCAGCGTCTTCCAATCCTTCTTCTACGTCCCAACCAAGAATATCGCTTACTTTTTTAAATTCATTATGGTCAAAATAGTAAGAAATCTTTTCATCAAACTCATACATATCTTTCCATTTACCTTCATGTGAATCGTGATCCCATTCCGCAAATTCTTTTGCAAAAGTATCATTACCCAACCATACATATTTGAATGATCTGCCATTCTTCAATTCTGCGTATATCAATTTTGATTTTTGATTAGCCATTAAACACTCCTTATACATTTACTGTATTTCTCATTAACGTCTGCAAAAGTAAATCTATATCCGCATTTTGTGCAACGCGCCCCGTTTTTACCATCTGCAAACCCCCAAAATTCCGTATCACACTTAGGACAAAATAATGCTTTAGCCATCAGCAATCTCCTTTCTTTCCCAATACCAATCTTCTTGTAGTTTACTTTTATGCATTAGACATCTCCTCTGCTTCATAATCCTTCCAATCTAAATAAGTGCAAAGGTTCCACCCTACACCAATTTGTCCAGCATTTTCCTTTGCTATTTCTTCGGCTTCCTCTATTGAGTTAGCTTCAATTTTAATCTCATGCAAAACTTGTTGTAGTGCTGTTACTCTATATGTTTTCGTTTCATTCATTTTCACCAGAAATCTCCTCTAAAACTTCTTCTACATCAGATTTGAAAGTATCAAGCGTGTATGTATTATTCCCCGTAGCAATACTTTCGATTAAACCATTTAACTGTCTTAATGCTTCTTGTTCATCAGTAAGTTCTTCTTTCATGTTATATAAATTCCAATCAAAATCTCCCTTCCTGACTTTAGTTTTGCCTAAATAATGTTCTGTAAATCTACTAATTGTTTTCACCAGACACCTCCTTGACTTTATCCTTAACTAATTCCTCGAACCAATCCGAATCAGTGATAATTTCGATTTGATGATCTATGTATTTTTTCATATTAGGATCAACAAGGTTATCTTCTCCGACCTCGCTATCCCACATTCCGTCATAATCGGTAGAGTCAATCACCTGACATATTGAGGCAGAAAGGACTTCTTGACCCCCGATATTTGAAAAAGCTGTTTTGTAGACAAGTTCATTATATCGTGCGAACGCACTTTTTGTATCTTCCCGGAACGCTTCAATATTGTCTGTTATTTGTTCACTATTTTTAAAATTGTAACCTGTTGTATAACAAACAATCATATCGCCTTTTTTAGCGAGATGCTGCCCCGAATATATTTCTTTGCCTAATTGCTCTGCGGGGTCTTCGTTGAAATAATCAAGTAATGCTTGGCATTTTGGTTTTAGGTTACTTTCGTAATCAGAATCGTCAGCTAATCTGGCCGATAATTCAACTACGATTTCCTGTAATTTTTCTATCTCCATTTTCTTTCTCCATTTGTCGCTTTATACTTCTTAGTCGTCTATCTATCGTTTTTTGCATTTCTCTTTCCATTTCCCGTTGCTTTAGTTTTTCTTCCCATCTATCTAACCATCTAATCAAAAAAATCATTTAAACGTCCTTATTCGTTTTGTCCATGCAATATAATAATATCGCATAATGAATTAACTTTAGCAAATCTGATTTTCGACTTGCCCCTTCTTTCCTACCTAACCTAGACGCATACTTAATCATATTGCCTATGTAAAACCCCTCGCCATGACCTAAATCCTCGATTACATCAGATAACTGCAACTGTTTATCTTTGACGTAATGTTGGGAATAGGTTTTGTTGATATACGCGGAAATATCCACAAGGGCATTGATTTCTTTTCTGCGACCAATGTTACAACTCTCAGTCATAAGTAGTGTCCTTATAAAATCTAATCGCTGTAGTACAATTTTTCCTTATCAGCTTCAGAATTTTTATAATTTCTTCCTTAGTCATAGTCGAACGATCACTTTCAAAATAAAGACTGTTCCCTAACTCATAGATATGATCGTGGAGACTTTGCTTGTCAATCTTTGTTTTTTTCTTCATAACTTTCTCGAAATTCTTGGTTGATTTGATTGTGGGATATACTATTGTCACAGCTTCATCAAAAGTCATTGTACCCACCAATCAGGTTTATCCCTGCCTTTTTCCCACCTGGCGTAGTGTTTCTCGTTGATACAGTAGTCGCGATACGCTTTGATAGGATCTTCGTTCTTGTATTGATCGGGCATGGCTTGTGCGACTGGTGTTTTTTTATCAGCATATAAAATATTGTCTGGTTGTAAAAACAATGCTTCTTCTAACTTTGTTACGCTTGCATGAACTTTGTTGTATCTATGCGAGTATTCATCACCTAAAGCAAGAAAATGTTTGTATAACCATCTGTAATTTGCAGAACACTCTCTAGCCCATATAGTGCAGGGATGATTTTTATATGCAGTTTTATATAACCCTCTTTTGTCTGCCCAATTATGACCATCTAATTCTCGGTGTGCCGTGCATAACATCTGGGCCGTTTCTAATGGCATTTTGACTAACATTTTATCTGGTTGTGCCTCGGCTGCTTTGACGGGGCAATCATAAAAATAAAATATATTCATTTCTTTGGTCTCCCTACATTTATTTTTTTAGGGCGATCTGCTTCGTCGTGGTAGTATGCTTTTGGATCGTTGCCCGCGATCAACGGACCGTAATAATGATTATCTTTAGGTCGTCTGAAATTAAAATTCCATTTGATGTCCTCAACAAAATCTTTTATTTCAAAAAACTCACGCATATACATATCACCATTACATTCCATAGCACCATCAAAAGCGTTTATTGCTTTACTGCACTTACGTCTAAAATTAGCTAATTCGTCGTTATCAAAATCAATAACAGTTCGATCTTTTTTATATGTAATTATTATTTTATCGTTACCTATTTTGTGTCTTTCCATTTGAGTTACCTCTCGTTTTTTATCGAAACTTTTGCCCGTTTCGTTTGGGATTTTAAAAATTCTTCTTTTAGATAGTCCAGGTTCTTTTCAATGTAGGCACCGCGGTCCGTGTAAGGTGATTCTTTGTGCAAGATCCGTTCCTCACAATTACGCATATACATACGGGTGGCCCACTGTTCAAATTCGCTGTCTTTCATAAAGTCCTCTAATTAGTTTAGGTTCGTTTCGTCACACAAGTGAACCACGCTTGCTTTTTTATCATGGAGTCGATTGTGACTTAAAGTTCGTTTTCGTCACACAAGTGAACCACGCTTGCTAAATAGGTATCAAAAGACCTTGTGACTATATAAGAGAATATAATAATTTAGTATAGATTGCAAACACAAAAAAAGGGACCCGAAGGTCCCTCGATTTTGTTACTCCTCCTTAAAGTTTTTGCCTAGCCAAAGGTCAAGATCCACAGGCGGGTTGTCCCAGGAAAAATATTTCTGTTGATTTTTAACCCAATCCGTGTGGTTAAATTGATCAAGTTCCGCCGTGCTCTCAGATTCACCCCAAATCTCATAAACCTCTTTTGGTTTGAGAAAAGAAATTGTGGTATTCCAAATTTCTTCATATTCATCACCAAATTCGACTTCAACTTGGGCCGCAAAAAGACCAACAGGGGTTGGTGGATTTTTCCTCATTGTACGAATACAACCGAAATCATTTACGCCCATATCGTCAATTCTGCCAAACCATACTTGAACGATCACTTTGTCGTCGCTTGTGTGACGAACGGCTGTCTCAATGGCGCTTTGCAAATCTGCGCCAAGTCCCCAACCGCCATAAGGTCCTGCGGTAATCGCTAAAAAGGTGTTGCCTTCTGGAGTGTAGCCCACCCCAACTTCTAATTTATTAGCCATAGCTAATGCCTCCCGTGCTTTTGCACATTAGTTAAAAGGATTAAACAAATTGTTAAAGAACAACCGCGATTCATAAAAAACCGCGTATAAGTATTATAACATAATGTCTTATACCTTGCAGAGGCCAATAAACATAGGGGGTCGGTTTTTCAAAAACCATCAAAAATCAACCAACAATCAATAACTTAGGGGTGGTTTGCGCAAAAAAAACCCGCTAATAATGGAGGAATTAGCGGGTATAAAAAGAAAAGGACGGGAGGGACCTTATAACATCTTTTTTTTAGCGACTTCTATTTGAGCTAATAGCTTTAATCTTTCTATCTCGTCTCGGTAAACTTTCTCGCCTCTCTCTAACTTCCGTGACACGCGATCCGCGATCTTTAAAAACTCTCTAGCTGTCCAATTTTTGTGTTCTATTTGCATTTTTCCATTGTTGCCAAGTCAAACGTAATTGTCCAGAAATAGTTCTACCTTCTTCTTTGGCAACTTCTCTTATTTCTTCGTACGTGTCGCGAGGCACCAATATACTTTTCCACTTATCTGTGTCCATAGTAATTCCTAATTCGATTCTTGGTTCCAATTTAATTCGTCTTTTAAATCCTCTAGTTCATGGGTATAAACGAAACAGGGTGTGCCTTCCCCTAACCAGGCCCCTTGAACATTATATTCAAAGAACTCTATTGCTTCTTCGTCAGTCATACCGTCGCGCGTTACTAGAATGTCTAAAATTTTAGCAACATCGTAGGCTATGATGTCCTGCTTTCCGCAGCGACGGGTAATTCCAAGAATTGCCTCGTCATATCCATCTGCTTTTAGCATAGCTTCATCTGCCATATCTGAGATTATATAGGACAAATCCGCAATACTCAAACGGATTTTATTTCTTTCGCCTCTCCCCAACTTGGTCCGAGGTCAATGTCACATTTACTGGGAACTTTTAGTTCCAGAGCCGTTTCCATTATTCCCGAAATCTTTTGTGCTTCTTCCAAGTCTTTTACCGAGCAATCAAGTTCATCATGTATCTGCAAAAGTGGCGTAAACCCTTGATTATAAAGGTTAACCATAGCTTGTTTTGTCATATCTGCGGCACTTGCCTGGATTAATCGGTTAAGTGCTTTGTATGTAAATGCACGTTTTAATTGTGTAGTTTGTCCATAGGTTGCCAGTGCTTCTTCTTTTGGCAACGCTTTTTTCATTTCAAAACCTTTTGGTTCCCATAAATCAAATCTGCACTTTCTGCCCTTCAAAGAGCGCACACTTCCGTTAGATCGCGCGTCTTCTAATCTTCTCGATACGCCTTGCATTAATTGTTTAACAAATGGCACGCGACTGTGATATTGCTTAGTCAGGTCTTTTGCTTCGTCTATGCTGATGTCTAACTGGTGCGATAGCTTGGTAACGCCCATGCCGTACATCATGGCTAAATTAATAGTCTTGGCGCTTTTTCTAGGAATATCAGCCATTTCCGCAACCATTGTGTGAAAGTCCATATCTGGATTGTTTTTATAACCGTCTACAAATTCATCTACGCCCTCTAAGCCACCGCCCTTCCAATCAGATAAGACCGAGGCGTAATGCACCAAGATCCGTGGTTCTTGTTGCGAGAAATCTATCGCCGCCCACTGTTCGCCTTCTTCAGGCAAAAACAAACTTCGTATCATTGGTCCCAGTTCTGGGTCGCGGGCCGGGATTTGTTGAAGGTTTGGATTGTTCATTGATATGCGTCCCGACACGGTTCCGCCATTATCCGAACGTAACTGGTTGATGTGACTATGAATACGCTTATCTTTACCAACGTGCTTGAGTATCGTATTTATAAACGTGCCTTGTATCTTATTTAATTCACGTGCTTTTACCACCAAACGTGGAAACTCATGCTTGTGCTCGGTTAGAAACGCTTTAGTAAAACTCGGGGCACCCTTCTCAGTTCTAGGGTAGCTTATGCCGATTTTATCAAACGCTTTTTTCAAAGAAGCCGCAGCCCATACCTCTACTTCAAACCCCGCTAACTTTTTAATTTGTGCCAGTGCTTCTTTTTCTCTTTTTAATATAGTTTGTTTGGTTCTTTCTGCTCGATCTACATCTACTCGAACACCACGCCAAGTCATATCTATAAGGCACGGCAACAATGCCGTTTCTAATTCCCACACTGAGCCTAAATCCTCGACGGCTATCTGTGTTTTAAATAACTGCCATAGCTCAAGTGTAAGTTCTGCGTCCATTTCTGCGTAAGGACCCACATACGGGGCCGGTAGCTTCCACATTTCTGCTTTTGGATCTACGCCAAAGTCCCTTGCGGCGTCTACTAACAGCTTTTCGGACTTAGTTTTACCTAAATAATCAAAGGAGAGTGCGTTCAATGAGTAACTAAACCTATTTTCGTCCAATAAGGACGCTGTAATCATGGTATCTATGATGCGACCATTGATAGGCACGTCCATTTGACGTAGCCACCCGGCGTCATACTGAGCATTGTGCATAATTTTATCGCCGTCTCCGGCAAGAATTTTAGTCAACCAACGTGAAATGATGCGTCGATCTAAATTTCCACCGCCTAAGTGACTGAAAGGCAAATACCCTTTCCAGTCTGCCGTAGCTACTGCAACGCCCACTACCTCACCGTCCCCAGTAGGCCACCCTGGACCATTGGTTTTAAGGTTCGGGTCGCGTGTTTCGAGGTCTATGGCTATTTCTTTAGCGTCACTTAAATCGGGTAAGTCTACGGGCGGAGTCCAATCGGTGCTTGTCCCAAACATGGGAAACTGTAATCTGGTTTCTTTTTTCATTATAAGTTATAACTCCTTTGATAAATTTCTGGCTCTACAATGTAAAGATTCTTTTTAGTTCGAGTCACGGCAACATAAAAGACACGGTGCAAGGTGTCTGGACTGATCTGTAAAGATTCATCTGCCGCGGCGGTCAAATCGCTAAACACTACTACGTTCTCTGCTTCTCCGCCTTTTGCTCCGTGAATCGTGGATAATTTGATGCGAGGCATTTCTTCTAAATCTTCGCCCCTTCGCAGTAATGCGTTGATGTATGCTCGGTCCATATCAGGTAAACGATCTAGTGCCGTTTGCCAATCCATATCTGCCGTAGCCAATAAGCCGTGATCTTTTTGCAATTGATCTAAACTTAAAAAAACATTTTCTCCCGCTTTCAGTGTTTTAAACCCACGTTCTACACGCACGCCATTGCCACGCATAAATGAATACAGAACCTGTGCTGAACCCACGTCTATAACGTCATTATTTTGTAGCTTCTTCCAAGCCAACAAAGCCGTGCTTACTTTAGGAGATACAGACGGATAGCCCGATCTTTCAAAGTAATACCCACTTTGCTTCAAAATAGAAGATACAGGATTAATTTGATAATTAGCTTGACTCAAGATTAACCAATCGCCCTTACTGAAATCTAAACTTTCTGGGGAGTAGATTCTTTGCACCGAACCCACGTCTGTTTTAGGCACGTAATTCTTAGGAAAACGTCGTTGTATTCTCGAGGACAACCCCATTGCCAATTTATGCACGGAAGCCGGGACCCGATAGCTTTTTTCTAATATTTCTGCACCGCCCGGTAAATTTATAAAGTGATCTACGTCTGCACCGGCAAAGTCATAGATAGCTTGATCGTCGTCTCCGGCGCAATACATCTTATCTGATTTAGAGTCTAACAGGTGTGCGATCTCCCATTGTAACGGAGATAAATCCTGGGCCTCGTCTAACAAACACAATCGCAAAGGTGGACATATATTGCGACCTTTAGCCACAAACAGTTCTAACATATCTGTGTAATCGTGTAAGCCGTTTGATTTTTTGTACTGCTCTACGGCACTGGCTACATAATTAACTTCAGTCCAACTGTATTTGACATTGCTTCTATTGTATTCGGAATGTAGCGTTGTTCTTCTCAAACGCGCTAACGTTATCAGTCGTAGGATCTCTGACTCTCTTTTTATAGACGTGGTGTGTTCTTCGTCTATATTAGTGCTTCCTGATAGATCAAAGCCGATACGGTTCTCTATCTCTCTGTAATGCTCTGTACCCATCAATTGTTCAGTCGTTAGTCCGACTAAACGAAAAGCCAAAGAATGAAGTGTACGGAAATAAGGTAAGTCTTGTTTAGCGTCTAGCCCAAACCTACGACACGCACGTTCTTTAGCTTCTCTCGCTGCTTTACGGGTAAAAGCCAAGAACGCTATCTCTGATGAAGGCGTTCCTCGCTCTAACTCTTTATCAACTAGATTAAGTAATGTTGTTGTTTTTCCGGTCCCGGGTGGACCAAAAATACGAAACATTAAAACGGTACCTCGTCCTGATTGCCAAAATCAGGTGGTGGTATATCTGGGTTTACACGATTGAACGAAGGTATCACCCAAACACGTACGGTTTTACCCTTTATGTTTATCTGCGTAGCTTCTCCGTTTATGTCTCGTAAACGCTGTGCTATTTGATGTGTTTTATAGTTTTTAAAATTTGCTTTGATTAAATGGTTCTCTAAATCAACTAATCTAAAGAATGTGCTTTCCTCTTTCTCGTCCGTATATGGCCGTCTGAGAAGTATTTCTTCTCTATCTTGAGCTTGTTGTAAAGAAGTGCAAAACTCCTCTAGGAACGCATAGAAACGCCCGTTAACACTAGCGTCTGCACTTACTTCTACTATACTTCCCTCGTTCTGTGTCATTTCATCTAACAAGGTGTTCATACGACCTTCCCAAAGTGGTTTTGTGACACTTCTAGGCATAAAATTTAACTGCTCTACGCACGCACGCTGAAAAGTTGCTTGATTCATCAAACCTTCGGTATCTAACTCTAAAGGTTGACCGTTTACATCAACAAACCAAACAGGCGGCTGTGAATTGTATTTTCTTAAATTAGCTATCATTACTCCCGATACCGCGGCGTCAATACCAAACCTTCTGGTTTTACATAACTCCGCGTTACAATAAGAATTTATTGGGGCGTCTTTACATTTATACGCATAATCTTTTTTGTGTAATTGCTTGGCTACAATATTTACCTCGTTCAAAGGCAAAGGTGGATCTAAATACTGCATATTGTAGTTTAGTATTTCTGTTTCCCAGGAATCAGGAAAAGCTTTTCTAAGATATACACCAATATTAAATAACCCATTGTTACGACCGCCCTCGGAAACTTTTTCTTTGCACAATACTTGTAAACAAGGTGGCCCGTTTTCTATTGGCTGAAACTTATCTTCCTCCATCATTATTGCTGAGAGTTGTTCTGGTGTGCAGACATACTCTTTATACATATCAAAAAATTCTTCTAAGGTTGCGGCTGTGCCGTCGTCCTTTATTGCGTAACGTAAACCGTCTTCGTGATCGTAATAAGGCATATTAAGAAAGTTGCCTACGTCGCCACGTTCGAGATTTAGCTTGACTTGCTTTGGAAATATCTCTGATTCTCCATAACCCAGTAGGGACGCAACGTGTCTTAACACTTCTTGAATATTCTTTGCAGATACCCAGTCAGATGTAAAAACAAAAACGTGCGCCCCACCGGACTTTGAACGACAAACTACCAAAGGTAGTTTTAACTTACGAATTTTTTCGATAAGTGTTTTGTGATCGAAGTTGTATTGATCTATATCGACACAACCCCACTTACAATTGTTATCTTCATTGATTGGAATAATTCCAACGGATTGTCCCTTACCGGACAAGTGACCTTCCCAAAGTTCTTTGGTGCGTGTTTCGCGAACAACGCCCGCTTTCCCGGTGGTCTTTGATCCATTTAGTTGTTTTTTGTCTACCTTATAGGTGCCATAAGCCGCACGTAGGCCATCAAAAATAGACGAAAATTGTTTGTAATTAGACATAAGGCTCCCTGAGAGACGGTATTGCTACCGTCTCCCCTATGTTGGTTAAAAAGGAGCGTTATCAGCGCTTTCAGTGGATTCCTGAGAGTGTTTTACCTCAACTTGACCGCTAGATATAGACTCTGCAAAACCTTTAGCGTTACCATAGAGCGCCATATCTTCTACTTGTCCTACTAAAGATATGTCCCAACCATGCCAACTACCCTTCGAGTTTTCCTCACTTACTGTTTTGAGTAAGTAAACATGAGAATATCTAGGCGGTGTGAAAGGTCCGTTTGCACCAACGATACTGCGTGAAGCAATCATTGAGTTCCATTTACGGCTCTTTTTAAGTTGCGTAGATTTCATTGCAATCAAAGCCGTGCTCGAAGTGCCATCAGGTTCTATTATTACTACGAAGTGCTGATGCGTTTCTTCGATATAGCTACCGTCTCCGTCTACAACGTATTCTCTGTTATCGTCTGGAGATCGTTCGGTTTTTGGTCTTTGATCGTTTGGAGTGAATATATTCAAAGGTGCGCCAGTTCCGCTACCTCGCGGGGCCCATTCTATGAATCGTCTTTGGTAAGTGCAAGGCACAACTTTAATGCCTTCTTTACCTTTATAGATTTGATTTGTAACGGTATTGTAAATATCGCCTTTTCTTGCTTCTTCCAAATCATCTAATACAGGATCAAGTCCACTCAATATTTTGATAAAAGGTAAAGCCAGGTCTTCTTGACCTACATTTTCTAAGCCTTTACCCGCGTCTGCTTCAAAAATAGAAGCGTC